GTTGCCGAAAAGCCCTTCCTTGATCTGGGCTTGCTCGGCCTGGATGAAGAGCAGCGTGTTTTGCAGCTGCGGGCGGACCTGCTGCGCCGGGTAAACGGCTTGCCCGTTGCCGACGTTGTCCACGAAGGTCTGGCCGCCGGGCATGAGGTCCATGCCCTTGAGGGTTCCGGGGCCTACGGTGGGAGGATCGACTTCCTTGTGCGCGGCCTTGAGCGCGGTCAGCTTCATCTGCTGGACCATCTGGCAGGCCGGCCGCGTCTGCATGGCCGGGCTGGTGCCGTACACGTCGTTTCCGGTCACATCCCAGCGCACTCCGCACCCGGGAAATTCGTCAAAACCGCCTTCGGAAAGCAGGAAATTACCGCTGCCATCGTTGGGCTTCGTGGTCCCGCCGCTCGAAGGCTCAAGCCAATAGATGGAGGCGAATTTCTTATTCTTCCCGTCCATCTTCCCGGGGTTGTTGTCGTCGCGGGGATAGACGGCGTGGACAACACGGTGCCGCCGCACCGGGTTGGACGGGTGATTGATGTCTCGCTGCACCTGGCCCGGGCATTTGTGGTACCCAAACATGCGAATGACCTGGCGCGCGGTCAAATCCATGGTGCGGAAGACCGTGTCCACGCGGCCGTATTCGTTGGTGTCGAGGCAGTACTCGCCGATTGTGAGCGTGGTGAAACGCATCCCGACGGAGTCGTCCGGCTGCACGAACATGAAGCCCGTGCCAAATGTCCCGAGTTCTCCGTAGAGCGCGCGCATGGCGTTGTAGAGGCCGGAGCGGGAGAAGACCATGCGCATCCGCTTCTGCACCTCGTCCAGCCACGCCCGGACGCCCGGACGACGCTCGACTGTCTCGTCCTGGAGCCCCACGAGAAACCACGGCGACGTGGTGGGGGTGAGGTTGCCAAAGAGCCCGGACACGAGGTCGCGCATCGCGTAGACGCCCGTGTTGTCCATCAGCTCATTGAGCTGGCCGCCACGGTTCGTTTCATCCCCGGCCTCCAGCACACGTACCTTGCGCGGCAAAAACTGCTTGGCGCAGGCGCGCCAGTCGGGCTCCCACGACAGGCGTTCCTGGCGCAAGGCGTCATGCCGGCGCGCAAGCTCTTGGAGATCGGCGGGCATTACAACTCCACCAGCGCGGCCAGAAGCACCACGGCATAGGCGCAGACGGTGAACCCGACGCCGTCGTCCGTGGATTCCTGGCGGGTGTAAAGCGGATGGATGTTCATGCGACCTCCTACCTGGCTCCCAGAAGGGAATCCTTGGCCGTGGTTGCGGTGCCGGACACGCCGAAGGGGCTTGTCTGGATGCTGCCCATCTGCCCCAGCGCGGCGGCGGCCTTGTCCTTCTGCTTGTCGCGCGCCGCCGTGACGCCAGCCGTGGCGTCCTTGGTGGTCGCGTACTCCTTGGTTTCCGGGACGCTCACCGATGGCGTCCCTCCTCCAAAAATTGATCCGCACATGTCCTTACCCTCCGTAATTCAACGGGTTGTAGTCGTTCCTCTTGGACATCCCGTAGTTCAGGGCGTCGTAGGCCCTGCGTGAGCCGTGGCCCTGCACCTGGCGCTTGGCCACGGGGAAGGCGAAGGTCAGCGCCAAGACGTCACCACGGTTCGGCGAGGGCAGCCCGCGCGCCTTCATGTCCGCTTTGGATTCGAGCTGGATTTTCCCGTCCATGCGGGCGACGGTCTCAGGGCCGATGAGGTCCTGGTAGAGCACATCGTCAGCGGGATCGATCGCGCCGCCGGACTTGATCCAGTCGCGCATTTCCCGCCAGATGTAGGCGCGGGTGTTCAGGCACCCGGCGTCCAGAGATTTTCCAGAAAACCACACGAGGTTCCACGTGCGGCCAAGCGTGCGGCCGCCGCTGACAATGCCGGTGCCATACCCGGCATCAACGTTCACCGCGTCGGCGTGCAGCTCATCCTCGTAGCGCGCGACGAGCTGTGCCACCTCCATGTCGTTGTCGTTGCGCGGCATCGTGGCGAGGACGTTGAAGTAGAGTCCCTGGCGCATACCGATGACGAGCTCGTCGTCACCGGACCATGCGGGGTCGACGGCAATGATGATCGGCGCGAAAGAGTACTGCTCCTTGCGCAGGACGCGGGCGCGCGCGGCATCGACATCGACGCTGGAGATGAACTGCATGGCGCTTTGGCTCGGGAATTGCCCACGCACGCGCACCTTGAAGAAGTCGCTGCCCTCGCCGTGGTCCTCCGCCCATTTCGCGATCTGAACCTTGTTCGTTCCCGGCACGGTGCGGCTGTCAATCTGGCGCGTCACCCACCGGTGCCGGTACTTGCGGAAGCACTCCCGGAATCGCCCGCTGTTCTGCGTCGGGTTGCCGAACGCAACCCAGATGACGATCGTGTCCTCGTCGGTCAGCGCGCCCTCTGCGACCTCCCACACCTTGTCATGAATTTTGGACGCCTCGTCGAAAAGCAGGATGACGATCTTGCCCTTGTTGTGCAGGCCGGCGAAAGCCTCGGTGTTGTACTGGCTCCAAGGGACGAAATCCATACGCCACGTATCACCGTGGCCAGGATCAACGGACTTGATGGAGGTCGCCTGCACGTCGAACCAGTCAGCGGTGATGGACATACGGAACCATTTGCTGACCTCGGGAACAGTCTTGGTGCGAAGCTGCGTGTCGGTATTGGCGGTGCAAACGATCTTCGCATCGGCAAAGCACGACAGCCCCCAGTTGGAGAACATACCCATCCAGGCGCTTTTGCCGATGCCGTGGCCCGACGCCACGGACAGAAGCAACGGCTGATACCGCGCCTGCTCGTCCTCGAGGTGGTCGCGGACGGCGGAAAAGACGTCGCGCTGCCATTCGCGCGGGCCGTCCATGCCTTCAAGGTCTCCCTGGCCCCAGTCCCAGGCGAAAAGAGACCACGCCAGCGGGTCGTACTGGTAGCGCGCTGCGGCGGCTATAATTTCGGAGTCAAAGTCTTGCTTCACGATTTCTCGCGTTCCTTAGCGCGCGCCAGGCGCTCCGCAATGGTCATGTTCACATCCACAGATCCAGAGAGGTCCAGCTTGTCGCCGTACTTTTTGGGATTCCACTTCGCCAGGAGCTTCAGGCGCATCTCCGCACGGAGCTTAGAGCGCTGGACATGGTCACCGTTAAGCGCCCAGCCGATGCCCTGGCCGTCCTTGTCAAATTTCTCCATCCAATCGTTCCGTGCATCGTCGACGATGGACAGAATATCCTCAGCTATCGCGTCGGCCCCGATGTCACGCGCGTGCGCGATGCGTTGGGCAAGCGCTTCGTCTTCCTTCAACCAGTCATAGACCGTGCTGTAATTCGGCATCCCTGGCTGACGGCAAAACTCACGCAACGTCTTGCCCTCGGACAACCACGCGGCGAGATCAGACACAATCTGCGTCCGCTCGTCTTTTGTCCGTGTGCCGCGTTTTCCAGCCAAGATTCACCACCAAGGGGTTGATTCGGAAAACATCCATGCCATTTTTCCCGCTGCGATATATCGAGCCTGCCATGTACTCCCACCGTGCGATCTTCCCCGTGGGGCGGCGCTGCCCGTGGTCGGCTTGCGCTCTTCCAGCCGTAGCTGGCTGATCTGATACCCCGGCGCTCGTTTATCCATTACCCGGGTGGTGCCCGGCGATTGGGGTCCGGTGGTCATGACCCCGCAGCAGTTCTTGTCGTGCGAGAAATTCAGCTACTTCCCGCGCTTTGCGGTGAGCGGTGACGCCTGGGAATTCTCCAGGGCGCTGCGCATCCACGAAATATCTGTCTTCATTGAAGCAATGCTCAGCGAAAGCTTCTGGACCTCGTCCAGCCTCATCTCGTTGCGGGCTTTTTCAGCCTCCAGGGTGGCAAGGCGCGAGTCCATGCGGACAAGCCAACCAACGACGGCCACGGCGTGGATCAGGAGCGCCAGGATGAATCCCAGGGATATTTTGCGGTCAACCACCCAACACCCCTTGTTCGTCAGGTCGGCTTGCGTCATCTACTTCCCCTACGTGACAAACTGCATCAGCCCGTCGCGTTGGGCCTCAACACCCTGGCAGTACGCGCCGTAATCCCGGCCGTGGGCCAGGAGGTCGGCTACGGATGCGTTGCCGCGTATCCCGGCACCAGCGGCCCCGGTCTGCCCGGGCTGGCCAGCAGTTCCGCCGGGGGCTGCACCTTCGGGCAAGGCACCGGCA